GATAACAAAAGGGCTAAGGTAGAGATTGTAGTAGGAGCATCCGATGCTAAGTATAGTATAGATCATTTATCTAAATTAAAAAATAGCTTAGAGAAACTTAGAGGTAACTATAAAATAGGAGATAGATTGTTTCCTTCTCCCCTAAATAAAAGATATACAGGAGGTTGGAATGTATCTAATAAAATAATAGCTCAGACTAAAATACGTAAAAACGGCGTAGATAGAATCAAGGGAACTAAGAGCTTTATAAAACATGTATCTTGGAATGGTAATCCATTTGCTGCACAAGGAGGTCGTAATAATCTTATAGTATACGAAGAGATAGGCATGGCTAATGAATTACTAGATGTATACGGAGCTATTAAAGATACTATGATTGTAGAAGGCTTTAAAATGGGTGTAGCTATGTTCATCGGCTGCGTGTGCGCTGGGACTAAAGTGTGGACGCAAGATGGTAGAGAGGTAAATATAGAAGATTTAAATCAGGATGATGGTATATTAGGATATAACGGAGAAGAAATAATTCCTCAAAACATTAACTGGTTTAAACCTCCCGAGGAAAAAGAGTGCTACAGAATTACTCTTGCAGATCGCTCTATGTTAGAATGTAGTTACGACCACCCACTTTTAGTTAAACAGAAAAGAGATAACAAGATAACAAACTTTGTATCGGCAGAAGAGTTAAAAGTGGGCATGTATGTAACCAAGGCTGCATCTATTCCAGTATTTGGAAACGAAGTTCAAAGCCACGCATATATGACAGGGTTAATGATAGGAGACGGTTACTACAGCACAAAAAGTAGTTTTTCCGTTTCTTGTAATGAGTCAATCATAGAAGATTACATTAAATCTAAATATAACTATAAAGTTAAAAAAGAGTTTATACAGACTAATGGCAATGTTTACAAGGAACTCTCTATTACAGATAAAAATTTAAAACTTTACTTTAGAAGCATAGGAATAGAAGGACAATCTAAAGATAGTAAAAGATTACCTAATACGGACAAATGGAGCAAAGATTCCATTTGTGAATTATTAGCAGGTTATTTTGACGCAGACGGTAATGTTAAGCCTCCAGTTAAAAATAAAAATGGAAGAATTGTTTTATCTAGCGTCGTAATAGAACTATTAGAAGAAGTAAAAAAACTTTTATTTAAACTAGGGATACAGTCTAACATAGTAATAGAAAATAGAAATACTCCACCATACAAAGGTTATGAAGGACAAAAAGCTTATATAGGAAGATTATATATAGCTAAGTGTGAAGAGATTAGAAAGTTTAAAGACTTGATTCCTATAAAAAGTCCGCATAAAATAAAAGCACTAGACTCTTGTTATAAGCATAAAAACAACAGATCTTATGGTTATGTAAATAATCACAAGTTTGAGTACAGAGAGAATTTTAAAAAGGGCGATTACTTTAAAGGTAAAGAGATAAATAATCTTACTTGTAGTAAGATAGTAGAAGTAGTGCCAATAGGTAAGAAACTGGTATATAATCTTAACACCTCTCCCACTCATACCTATATAACTAACGGAATGGTGTCCCACAATACGGGAGGCGCTTTTAGCTCAGGAGGCACAATCGGAGCATATAAAATGTTTTATAATCCGAAAGCTTATCAATGTTTAGCTTTTGGAGATGAATGGGAAAATAAGGGAAGTATAGGGTACTTTATTCCTGCATATTATAGTTATAACGATCTTAGAGATGATAATGGAAATATTATTATGGATAAGGCAGTAGCTAGATTAGAGAAGAAGAGAAAAGAAAATACCGATTCTTTACAATTAGCTAATGATATGCAGAATAATCCACAAGTTCCCAGTGAAATATTCTTAGTACAAACAGGTAATCTATTTCCTAGTGCAGAAATTAAAGTTAGAATAAACGCTGTAGATGCTAGCCAAGACCTATTACAGAAGAAAGTAGAATTATATTTTGATAAGTCTTGTGTTAAGACTAACGGAGTAAATTATAATTTAGATACTACTAATAAACTAATGGCTATTAATGATTATCCATGGAAAGATTCCGAAAGTCAAATAACTAGGGAAGGAAGTGTAGTAATATATGAATTCCCAATAGTAGAAGATGGAAGAGTACCGGAAGATTTATATATAATAGGACATGACCCATTTAAGAATAATGCAGATGGCGGAGAATCTTTCGCAGGTATATACGTGCTTAAAACAACATCTAGATTAGAATTAGGTACTAATGAAGTAGTAGCAGAATATATAGGTAGACCTTTCATGGGAGAAGATGCCGTTAATGACATACTTCTTAAATTATCTATGTTTTACGGAAACGCCAAGATATATTTCGAGAATAACGTAGGTAATACAAAAGAATACTTTGAAAAGCATAGATTACTTCATTTGTTAGCTACTAAACCGGGAAGTGTATTAACTAATACAATAAGTAAAGGTCCTAATATAATATATGGCTATAACATTAGTAATAGAGAAATAAAGATGCGAGCATTAGGTTATGTACGTCAATGGCTATTAGATAAAGACGAAGTAGGAAATAGAAATTTAGATAAGATACAAAGTAGGATATTATTAAAGCAGTTATTACAATTTAATTTAGAAGGTAACTTTGATGCTGTTATGGCATTTGCAGGCTGCATAATAGGATTAAATGAAAGGTATAATAAGTTTGAAGAAAGAGTAAAATCACTTACAGTCGATTCTAACGATCTAGAATTTTTAAATAAGTATCTTGCTTATAGAGATACCAGTAGTATTTACTTAAGAGGTAAACTATAAATGCAAATATAAATACATAAGATGAATACAAATGCTTTTAATTTTCCTCCTCAGAGATTGTCCTATAAAGACAAGGTTAAAGATAACATGAGTTGGGCAAAAGAAGTAATTAAGATGATAAAATTAAATTATGTGTATACGGATGGCGCATACGATAATATGATTTCTAATTATGACTTGTATAATAATAAAATAAATCCGAAAGATTTCGAGTATACTTGTAAATTATTAGGTATTGCAGAAGGTACTTTTCCGGAAGTGGAAGTGTATAATAAAACTGCAAATAAAATAAATGTTCTTCTGTCAGAAGAAGAAAAACGCCCATTCGAGTATAAAGCTATTCTAATAAATGAAGATGGAATTAAAACGAAAGTTTTAGAAAGACAGCAAGCTTTGCAGCAAATGATTTCTCAATACATAGAGAAGCTTATGCAGAATCCAGATGAAGATATAAAAGAAGAACTAGAAAAGATAAGCGAAGGCAAATATCTTAGTATAAAAGAAAAAAGTGCTAACAAGTTGTTAGATTACTTTTATAGGAAAGAAGATATCAAAAGCTTAAAAAACGATGCATTTAAACATGGTTTACTTGCGGGAATAGAAATAGTATGGGTAGGGATAGAAAATGGTAATCCTAAAGTAGAGGTTATTAATCCTACGGGATTCTTTTATCATAAAGGCGGAAACACTAAGTTTATAGAAGATGGTCTATTTGCAGGAAGTACGGGATATATGACCGTAGGAGACGTATTAGATACTTACGGAGAGTATATGACAGAAGCTGAATTAGATAAAGTAGAGAAGTATGCTAAAGGAAATCTTAGTAGAGATTCTGCTACTCCTAGTTCTACTATGAAATATTATCACGAAGAATATAATATTCAAACTCTGTACGGCAACGATTCAGAGAATACTCACGGAGATAGAGAAATACTAAGAGGACAATACGGTTGGAATACTTTTGCTGACATTAGAGTAACTCATGTAGAATGGAAAAGCCAGAAGAAAGTAGGTTACATATCATATGTATCTGAAGAAACAGGTGAATTAGTTGAAGATATAGTATCCGAAGAATTTAAAGTTCCTAAGTACGCAGTAAAGCAAAAGAAACAAGATAGACCTGGAGTTATATATATGTGGGATACTTATTCGTTAGAATGGGGATGGTTACCGGAAGTATGGGAAGGAGTTGTTATATTTGATGATATTTTCGTTAAAGTAGGACCTAAAAGATTCCAGTATAGAAGTTTAGATAATCCCCATAAAGTAAAACTAGGATATCATGGAGTAGTTTATAGTGCTACTAATAGCAGTCCTGTATCTGTA